GGCACCGATTTCCCTCCCCGAATGATCATGGAGAGCGCCATGGCCGAGTCCGGCGCTACGGAGCGTGACTCGTGACCGTCAGTGACATTGACCGCATCCTGTCCACAGTGGTTACCGACGGTGACAAACGTCGATCCCTTGTGGCGATCCGGGACCGCCTGGCGGCCGAGGCCGACGACGTCACCTGGGAAAAGCACAAGCGCGAATGCTCCTGCGTGTGCGGCATGGGCGACGGCCGCACCCTGGTGGCAATCCTCAAGGAACTACGCACCGTCATCGACGCCATCGACGCGATGCCGAATGTGGACGGGCAGGTGAGCCGCCTTGACCGCATCGCTGCTGGACGCGACGACGAGATCGCCGAGCGGCGTGCGCGTCGGATCGCAGCTACCGCGGATCCGTAACGCCCCGCCGTACGCGTCCACTCTGGGCGACGAGGCCGCGGACCTGATGGCCGAGGTCGGCAAGCCGCTGCTGCCCTGGCAACGCGAGATGTGCCGGGACATGCTGGGCCGGCGCGCGGACGGCAAGTGGTCGTCGTACGAGACCGGCCTGTTCGTCGCCCGGCAGAACGGTAAGGGCGTCGTCATCGAGGCCCGGGAGCTGTACTCGCTGTTCATCCTGCGCACCCGGCGGATCATCCATTCGGCGCATCTGTTCGACACCTCCCGCGAGGCGTTCGAGCGACTGATGGAGATCATCGACGGGTCGGACTGGCTGACGAAGCGCGTCGACAAGGTCAACAAGGCTCACGGCAAAGAGGGCATCACGCTGACCCGGGCGCTGGGCGGCGGCCAGCTGAAGTACAAGGCCCGGACGCTGCACGGCGCGCGTGGCTTCTCCGGCGAGGACATCGTCTTGGACGAGGCGTACGCCCTAGTCGCCGGTCACATGTCGGCGATCTCGCCGATCCTGGCGACGCTGCCGAACCCGTCGATCGGCTACTTCAGCTCGCCGCCGGACGACAAGACCGGCCCGATGCCCGAGGACTCGTTCCTGCCCTCGGTACGCAAGCGGGGCGTGGCCGGCGACCCGCGCATGACCTACTGGGAGTTCTCCCCCGACGAGGGCGAGGATCCTGAAGACCGCGAGGTCTGGTACCGGACCAACCCGTCGCTGGGGTACCTGATCCAGGAGGAGTACCTGGCCGACCAGCTGCGCATCTTCAACGGTGCCGGCAAGCTGGCCAACTTCCGCACCGAGCACCTCGGCGCCTGGCCGGCCGACGCCGACCAGCAGTGGCAGGTCATCGGCGAGACGGAGTGGGCCGACGCCCTCGACGAGCATTCGGCGGCCGTGGACCCGGTGGCGTTCGCCGTGGACGTGACCCCGGATCGGCAGTGGTGCTCCATCGCGATCGCTGGCCGGCGCGCTGACGGGCTCCTACACGTGGAACTGGTCGACCACCGTGCCGGTACCGGGTGGGTGGTCGAGCGGGTCAAGACCTTGGTGGGCCGGTGGCGGCCGTGCGCGGTCGTCATCGACGCGGCCGGGCCGGCCGGCTCGCTGATCGCCGACCTCGAGGCCGCCGGGGTCGAGGTGGTGCAGCCGTCGGCGCGGGAGGCCGCGCAAGCGTGCGGCTCGTTCTACGACGCCGTATCCGGGGTGGCTGAGCACGCCGGCGAGGCCGTCGACGAGCGCGGCCGCCCGACGGTGCGGTGCCTGCGTCACCGCAGTGACCCGTCGCTGACCGCGGCGGTGGCCGGGGCAACAAAGCGGCCGCTGGGTTCGGCCTGGGCGTGGGACCGGATGGCCGCGAGCGTCGACATCTCCCCGCTCGTCGCCGTGACCTTGGCCGCGTGGGCCCACGCCACCCGGGCGCACCTTGGCGCCACCGTCTTGTCCGGATCCCTGATGGCCTGAGGAGGCTGCTGTGGCGACGCTGTACGCCTCCATCGAGTCCGTCCGCCGCGAGGCCCGCACCCTGGACCCGTTGAAGGTTCTGATCACGCTGATCTGCGCGATCCCGTTCGCCTTGGGGTGGGTGGTGCGGCTGGCGTGGGTGCTGTTCAGCCTGCTGTGGACCGGCGCGGTCTACGGGTGGCGGCAGGCGTCGGCGCAGCTTGACGCTCGCCGCGGTGACGGCGGCGGCTGATGGGCATCGCTGAGGGTGTTCTGGCCTTGCGCGGTCAGCACCGTCCGCAGCAGCGGGCATGGCCGGTCGGTCCCGGGGTCGTGGACCGGTGGGAGAGTTCTTGGGGTCACGCCGACGAGCGGTTCTCGCCGGAGGAGTACGGCGACTACATCGCCACCTCCTCGGAGATCTACTCCGTCGCCCAGTTGCGCGCCCGGCTGGTGTCCACGCTGGACCTGAACTTGTATCGGGGCCGCGGGGCCGAGAAGACCGCGATGCCGAAGCATCCGGCGGCGGCGCTGCTGCGCCACGTGAACCCGTTCTGGACCGCGCCTCGCCTGGCCCGGATGGACGAGCTGTCCATGTGCCTGTGGGGCGAGTCGTACTGGGCAGTCGAACGTGACCCGCGCGGCCGGCCAGTGGAGATCTGGTGGCTCAAGCCGTCCCGGGTCCGGCCGTTGCCGCACGCGGAGACGTACCTGACGGGCTACGTGTACGAGCCGATCCAGGGCGGCCCGCTGATCCACTTCGACGCTGATGAGATCGTCTGGTTCCGGTACCCGAACCCGATCGACGAGCTGTCGGCGCTGTCGCCGCTGACCGCGGCCCGGCTCGCGGCCGACGCGGGCAAGGCGATGATGGAGTCGAACCGCAACCTGTTCTCGAACGGGTTGCAGATGGCCGGCCTGATCACGCCGCCGGCGGACAAGGTGACGTTCTCGGCCGAGCAGGCCGAGGAGCTGGAGGCCAAGCTGGCCCGCCGGTTCACCGGCGCCGACAAGCGGCACAAGTGGGCGGTGCTGCGCTACGAGGCCCAGTTCCGCCAGCTTGACATCAGCCCGAAGGACGCCGAGTTCGCCAACGGGCTGAACCTGACCCTGCGCCAGGTGTGCAGCGCGTACGGGTTGCCATCGGCGCTGGTCAACGACCTCGGGGACGCGAACATGGCGATCCTCGACGGCCTGGTCAAGGCGATGTGGGCGCACACCTTGGTGCCGGATACGGGGCTGCGGGCGGCCGAGATCGAGGAGCAGTTCCTGCCCCGGTTCGGCGCCGGTGGTCCGGACCACGCCGCGTACGACTACGGGTCGGTGCCGGCTCTGCAGGAGTCGGCGTCGGACCAGTGGGCCCGCGAGGCGCAGGCCCTGGACCGGGGCCGGTACACGATCAACGAGATCCGGCGCCGCAACGGCGAGCCGGACGTGCCGTGGGGTGACGTGTGGTGGGCGCCGGTGAACAAGTTCGCTGTCACTGACGCCGATTCCCAGCCGCCGGCCGGTCCGGATGCCCCGCCGGACGACGAGATGAACCCGGCCAACCAGCCGGCCCAGGTGACCGGCGAGACGGTCGAGCGGGGCCTGGACCACAACGCCGCCCGTCGCCTGCTCGCGTCGCTGACTCCGGTCAACGGGCACGCACACGTCGGAGGTGGCCGGTGACAGCCCGACCGGGGATGCGCCGGTCCCGCAAGTTCAACCCGGCCCAGCCGCGCGACGACGACGGGAAATGGACCGGCACGGGCGGCACGATCGCCGAGGCCGTGGTGTCCACGGCCGACGGTGATGTGTCAGTGGCGAAGCTGGGCAACGGACGGATGCGGCTGTCGTTTGAGCACGCCGGCCCCGACGGCATACGGCAGCAGACGTCCACAACGCTCGACGAACGGGCCGTCGACCGCGCGGCCAACATGCTGGACATGTCCGACGACTCCCTCGCGATCGGGAAGACCACCTCGATCGGCGACGTCGACGGCGACAACAACCTGGTCGGCGTCGTGGTCGTTCACCGCACCGGGCCCGATGCGTACGGCGTCGAACTTCTCGACACTGAGGGAACCCGCACCATGACCCGCGCCGAAATGCGCCGGTTGGCGGCCCAGATGGCCCGGCTGTCGCTCGCCGGCCGCGCCGACACCGACGCTGGCCCAATGGACGTGGTGGCCGAATCGGGTCAGCGCTTCACGGTGAAGCTGCCCGCCACAACCGGGGCCCCGATCATGCTGGACCTGAGCCGCAAGGAAGGCGACGCACTCCGCAGTGCCGTCAACGACACGTTCGACGACATCGACTTCGCCGAGGGCGCCGAGGCCGGCGACGTGGTGGGGCGGCGGACAGTGCAGACCCCCACCTCCCAGATCACCGTCACCGGCTACGGCGACGGCACCATGGCGTTCGAATCCTCCGCCCACGACTGGTACCTGCGACTCCCGATGGACCAGGCCGGCGATCTGGGACCACTCCTGCACGCTGCCATCGACGGAGCCGACAACATTGGTCTGCGTACCGTCCGGCCGAGGCAGCGGTTCGACCCGAGTCAGCCTCGCGACGAGGACGGCCGCTGGGTCGGCGGCGCGCCGTCGTGGGACGACCCGAGCAACGCGGTCGGCCCGGACGAGTGGGAAAGCGTCTACGGCACTGTCGACGAGTACGCCTGGGCGGACGGCGAGGGCTACGCAACCCTCGGCACCGACGGCGACATCGTCATCTCGATGGAGGCCTCCGGCGACGACCGCGTGGTCCTCGCCGACGGTGTCTCATCGGACGAGGCCCGGGCACTGGCCGAGATGATCGACACGATGGTGGCCGCGTCGGATGCCGACGACGGGCCGAGAGACGCCGACGACGCCACCGGCCTCGTCGATGTGATCGAGGGCGACGGGTGGCTGGTCGGCTACGACGCGGCCGGCGACATCCGCATCGGTCGAGGCGACTCCGAGGACGGCTTCAACGAGGCCGACATCGGCGCCGACAGCGCGACGGATCTGGCCGGGTTCCTGCACACCTTGGCCGACGCGGCCGACGAGTACAACGAGGCCGACGACGCCCCGGAGCGTGCTGGTGGCGCAACGACCCGGCGACGAGCCCGGAAGCGTCGCACGACCGTGGGCGACCGGGCAAAGGTCGCACCTCCTCCGTCCAGAAGGGACACTCGCGTGTCGACTGTTCGACGCCAGCGATCCAGGCCGGCCGCGCCACGGGTGCACTGGGGCCGCGCCTTCACGGAGCGGTCTGTCGCGGATCAGCCCGCCGGGACGCCGATTCCGTTCACCGCCTCGACGCAAGGCATCCAGCGCGACGGCCTCGACCTGCGCGCGTCGGGGTGGCGGCTGGACAACTTCAGCCGCAACCCGGTGTTCTTGTGGAACCACGACTACACCGCCGAACCGCTCGGCCGGGTCGCGCCGGCCGCCACCGGTACCGTCTTGCGGGCCGAAGTCGTCTTCGACCAGGAGGACGAGCGGGCCCGGCGGATCGAGTCGAAGTACCGGCGTGGGTTCCTGTCCGCCGTGTCGGTCGGGTGGGACTTCGTCGACCAGCACGGCCAGCGGATGAACGCCTGGACGCTGTCGGCCGACCAGATGCGCGACGCCGCGTTCTACGACCTGCTCGAACTCAGCGCCGTTCCCGTGCCGGCCGACCCGAACGCACTCGTTGCCCGACAGCGCACGGCGCTGCGGCGTCTGAGCCGCGACCTGGTGTCGCTGTTCGACGAGCAGGAGCGCATCGACTCGCCCGTGCCTGCCTCTGACATCCACGCCGCGGTCCGGGCCGAACTGACCCGGATGGGCCTGCCCGTGCCCACCACCACCGTCTCGCCGCCGCCGGCGGCCGGGATAGACGAAACGGCCGCGAGGACCATCCTCGCGGCGTTCGACCTCAAGGAGAGTCATGCCTGACCTCACCATCGAGGAGCTGGGGACCGAGGTCCGGCAGCGCCTTTCCGCCGTCGACGAGCGGATCTCCGAGCGCCTCTCCGACGAGAAGCTCACCGAGCAGATCCGTGGCATCGTCGCCGACCTGAAGAACGACGACGATTTCGTCCGCAAGATCCGCCACGCGACCGCGCCGGCCGACACGCAGCTCGTCGGCACTAAGTACGCCCGGTTCGGCCTGTCCGTGTCCGATGTGGAGTTCCTCTACGACCTGCAGAGCGCCAACCGTGGCCTGCCCCGCAAGGGCGGCGGCGCGCACCCGGGCCCGTCGGAGGAGCTGACCCGCACGTTCGAGGCCATCTCCGCCGCCCGGTACCTGTCCGCGGACAGGGTCCGCGAGATCGACCGCCGCGCCCTCGACGACATGTTCCCGCGGGTGCCGCTGGCCGAGTTCCACGGCAAGGACCGCGAGTTGGCCCGGGCCGGGAAGTTCGAGCTGACCGGCGCCTACCAGCGGGCGATCCGGGCAATGGACACCGCCGAGTCCGGGTTCGGTAACCAGCTCATCGGCGCCCAGTACGTCGGGGAGCTGTGGGAGGCGCCGCGCAAGCTGGGCCGGGTGTTCCCGCTCATCGACGCGTTCGAGATGACCGACCCGACCACGTACCTGCCGGTCGAGGTCGACATCCCGGAGATGCTGTTCGTCGCCGAGAACACGGCCAACAACAGCAGCGAGTACACGACGGTGAAGACCGGCTCGCAGCGGGTGCAGGTCGACGCGAAGAAGTTCGTCATCCACCAGATGTGGTCGGGTGAGATGGAGGAGGACTCCATCATCCCGTTCATCCCGTTCCTGCGCCGCCAGGCCGCGCTGTCGGTGGCGCACTACGCCGACAGCCTGGTCCTCAACGGCGACACCACCAACGCCGGCACCGGCAACATCAACCTCGACGACGCCGACCCGGCCGACACCAAGCACTACCTCGCCTTCGACGGGATCCGGCACGCGGCGCTGGTCGACAACACCGGCAACGCCTCGGATGTGGCGGGGGCGGTCACCCTGGCCGCGCTGAACAACCTGCGCGCCCTGATGATCGACGCGACCCGGCTGGTCGACTGGGGCCACCCGATCAACTCCGGTGACCTGGTCTACGTCTCCGACCCGTACACCGCCGACAAGATCGCCATGCTGGACGAGTACCTGACGGTCGACAAGTACGGCCCGCAGGCAACGATCCTCAACGGCGAGGCCGGCCGGATCCTCGGCCACCCGCACGTGTCCTCGATCGCGATGTCGAAGACCGAGGCCGACGGCAAGGTCTCCACCACCGGCGGCAACAACACCAAGGGCCAGGTCGCGACGTTCAACGCCCGCGGGTTCAAGGCCGGGTGGCGTCGGCGGGTGATGGTCGAGACCGAGCGGCTGCCCGCCCGCGACCAGACCCGGATCGTCTACAGCATGCGGCTCGGGTTCGGCCGGTTCACCCCGACCGGTGCCGCGTCGGGCATCGAGGCCGCTTCGGTGGCCTACAACATCTCCCTCTGACCGATCCGATGGGGCCCGGACCAGCGTGGTCCGGGCCTTCAGCTTGAGGAGAGCCATGCAGATCGACCGCGTCATCGCCAAGGGCCAGCTGGTCCCGCTGGTGTTCATGCAGGACGCCGTCGCCGCCAGCCAGAGCGACGTGCAGTTGCCGATCGCCGAAGTCAACGCCGGCGCCGGCAACACGGTCGACGGCTACGTGATGCCGTTCGACGGCGAGATCATCGGCATCTCGGCGCGGCTGACCGCCGCGGCGACCGCCGGCACGCTCACCGTCGGGCCGACCGTCGGCGGCACTGAGGAAACCGACCCCACCCTGTCCATCACCACCGCCCAGTCGGCCCGGGACACCTGCGCCCGCGGTACCGCGACGTTCGTCGCCGGGGACCTCATCGGCGCGGAGATCACCACCGGGGGCACGTGGGACGGGACGACCGCCGACCTCGCCGTCACCGTGTGGGTCCTGCTGTACCTGGACGGCATCTGATGCCCCGCTACGTGGCCGGCCACGCCTACACCGCCCGCCGCGACGGCCACACGTTCGGCCCCTGGGCCGCCGGCGACGTCGTGGAACTCGACCAGGCCGACGCCGACTGGGTCAACCGGGACTCCCCCGGCGCGCTGGACTCGGCCGACGAGCCGTCGTCGCGGCCGCCCGGCAAGGACAAGGCCCACCGGTCCGGAAACACCCGCGGCGGCACGCGGTGAGGACCGGCCAGGTCGAGCAGCTGACCGCGACCGGCGACGTCACCACCGCCTCCAGCGGCCTGTTCGCCGTGTCGCTGACCGGTGGCTCAGACGCGGCCACGCTCACGGTCAAGGTCGGCGGCTCCAGCGGCACCACGGTGCTGGTGCTGAAGGCCGCCGCGAACACGTCGGTGGTGTACCCGCTCGGCGCGGTGGTGCCGTGCCCCGGCGGTATCCACGCCACCCTCGCCGGCACAAGCCCGTCGGCCACGTTCGTCTACGAGTGAGGTGACCCGGTGGCCGTGACGAACGGGTACTGCACGGTCGCCGAACTGCGCGAGCACCTCGGCGACGACCGCCAGGCGCTGAACGAGGCGCTGCTGGAACGGGCGATCAACGCCTCCAGCCGGGCGATCGACCTGTGGACCGGGCGGCGGTTCTGGCTCGACGGCACGGTCACCGCCCGGTCGTACCGGCCGGACCTGACCGACGTGGCGTGGGTCGACGACATCGGCTCCACCACCGGCCTGGTCATCGCCACCGACACCACCGGCGACGGATCCTGGGCCACCACCTGGGCCACCACCGACTACCAGCTCGAGCCGCTCAACGCCGCCGTGTCGGGCACCGGGTACGCCTGGTGGACGATCGGCGCGATCGACCGGTACACATTCCCGGTCGCGGCACGCCGCCCGACGCTGCGGGTCACCGCGCTGCACGGCTGGTCCGCAGTCCCGGACGGGGTCGCGGAGGCGTGCCTACTCAAGGCCGCGTCGCTGTTCAAGCGCAAGGACGCCCCGTTCGGGGTGGCCGGGTTCGGTGAATTCGGCGCCGTGCGGATCACCCGCCGCGACGGCGACGTCATTGAGCTACTGCACCCGTACGTCCGCCTCGGCGTCGGAGCCGTCTGATGGCCACCCTCGCCGAGGTACGGGCCGCGGTCCGAACCACCCTGGAAACGTCGATCGACGGACTAACCGTATACGCGCGGGTGCCCGAAAAGCCGAACCTGCCGTGCGTGCTGGTAACGCCAGCCGAAACCGACTTCAACGTCGCCATGGGTCGCGGCGTCGACACGTGGCAGTTCGACCTCGCGGTCATCGTCTCGGCCGCCGACGTCGAACTGGCCCAGGACCAACTCGACGAGTACATCGCCGGACAAGGCCCACGGTCGATCCGGCAGGCCGTGTTCGTCGCCAACACCCTCGGCCTGCCCGGCACCGCCGCCAACGTGAGCCGGATGAGCAACTACGGCGCCCGCTACGAGTTCGTCGGCGTCGACCATGTCGGCGCGACGCTGCGGCTGACCGTCCACACCAGAGGGACCTGAGGAGGCCGACGTGGCCACGCCGTTCATCCTGACCGATGTCCGCATGTACGCCGGCGGCTGCGACCTCACCGGCTACTCCAACACCGTCGAGCTGGCGCCGTCGGCCGAGGAGAAGGACAAGACCACCTTCGCCTCCGGTGGGTGGAAGGAGATCGCGGCCGGCCTGAAGGGCGGCCGGATCGCCGGTTCCGGCTTCTGGGAGGCCGGGGACCTGTCCATCGTGGACAACATGTCGTGGGCCGAGCTCGGCGGCGGGTCGACGGCGTGGACGATCGCGCCGAACACCGCCGACGTCGGCGACCTCGCGTACATCGCCCGCGCGATGGAGGCCGAGTACAAGCTCGGCGGCCAGGTCGGAGAGCTGGCGCCGTGGTCGGCGACGAACACCACGAACTGGCCGATCGGCCGAGGCGTGATGTTGCACCCGTCCGGCACCGCCCGGACCGCGACCGGCGACGGCACCGGGGTGGAGCACGTCGCGGTCGCCGCCGGCCAGTACGTCTACGCCACGCTGCACGTCCTGTCGATTGCCGGCACCGACACCCCGACGATCACGGTCGTCATCGAGTCCGACGTGGACGCCCTGTTCAACGGCTCCGAGTCGACCCGGATCACCTTCGACGCCGCGACGGCGATTTCCGGCCAGATCAAGCGGACCGCCGGGGCGATCACGGACACGTTCTGGCGAGCGACCTGGACGATCGCCGGCACCGACCCGAGCTTCCTCTTCGCCGTCGGCCTGGCTGTCGCCTGACCTTTCCCGCTCTCCACCCGGCCGCACGGTCCGGGCATTTCCTGCTGCCCTGAAGGGGGATCCCTGTGGCCACGCCCATGGTTTTGACCAGCACGTACCTCGGCCTGAACTCCGTCGACCGGTCGTCGTGGTGCAATAAGGTCGAACTGACCGTGATGGTCGACGAGAAGGACATCACGACGTTCGCCTCGGCGGGCTGGAAGGAGGTCAAGGGTGGCCTCAAGTCGGGGTCGCTCGCGGTCTCGTTCCTCGCCGACATCGAGGACAACCAGCTCGACGAGACGCTGTGGGCGCTGCTCGGCACAACCACGACGTTCGAGGTCCGCGGTACCAGCGCGGCCGTCGGCACCAGCAACCCGAAGTACACCGGCAGCGTCGCGATCCTGGAGCTCAAGCCGATCGCCGGCCAGGTCGGCGAGCTGAACACCGCCGACTACACATGGCCGACCTCCGGCGCCGTCGCCCGGGCGACCGCCTGATGGCCATCCCAACGCCCTGGTCGGTGGGCCGGGTCGAGTTCTACGGAGCCGGACCGCTGGATGGCCTGCGGCCGGGTAGGCAGGCCGAGCTGCTGGCGTTTCTGGCGTCGTTGGACCTCGACCCGGCCCTGCTGGTGCCGGTGTGCGTGTTCACCTGCGACCGCGACCGGTACCAGGTCCACTTCGCCGAGCACCTGCTGGTCGACGGAGAGCGGTTCGTCGACCAGGTGCACGACCGGATCGCCACGCGGCCGGTCGTCGTCGACATCACCCGCGAGCAGCTGCCGTCCTGGCTCCGCCCGCCGGAGTAGGCCGTGGAGTCCGCCATCACGCCAGACCGGGCCTCGTTCCGCAAGGCGTTCCGCGCGCTGAAGTCCGAGGAGGACGGGCGAGAGCTTCGGGCCGACCTGATCGGCAACCTGAAGCCGATCGCTGAGGCCGCCGCGAGCGCGGCCCGGTCGCGGCTCCTGGCCACGCCGACGAAGGGTCTGGAGCATCCGCCGCCACCGCTGTACGCCACCCTCGCCGCCAAGACGAAGCCGTACGTGCGCCAGACCGGAAAGCGGGCCGGCGTCGGCGTCCAGGTCTCCGACAAGGCGGTGGGCCGGTTCCCGAACGCGGCCCGGCGCGTCAACGCCGCGAAGTGGCGGCACCCGACCTACGGCCGCACGCCGTGGGTGAACCAGGTCGGCTCGCCCGGATGGTTCAGCGAGCCGATGAAGGCCACCCGCCCGAGCGCCCTCGCCGCCGTCCAGCGGGCGGTGAACGACGCCGTGAGGCGGCTCGAACGAAGGAGTCCACGGTGAAGCTCACCTACCGCCCGGCTGATGGCGACGCGCAGTCCTTCGACCTCGGCGAACTGTCCGACGACGAGCGACTGCTGGCCCTGTCCCTGGGCGGCGGCGTACCGCTGAGCCGCGCCACGGACGGGCACCCGCTGGCGCTTCGGATCGCGCTGTACCTGGCGTTGCGGCGCATCCATCCGTCGCTGCTGTGGATCGACTGCGACCCGCGACCCGGCGAGGTCGCCGCGTCCACCGAGGACGGACCCAAGCCGGCCGAGACGCCGGCACCCGACAAGAAACCGAGGAGTACCAAGAAGTGAAGCTGACGTTCAGGCCGCAAGACGGGGACGAGCAGTCCTGGACATTCGACCTCGGACGGTTCCGGGTGTCGGAGCGCATGGATATCGAACGCTACTCCGGCATGGCCTGGGGCACGTTCAAGCAGGCGCTCATCAACGAGCGGACGGCCGCACTGAAGGCGCTGCTGTTCGTGCTGATCCGCCGCGAGCACCCGAAGTACCGCTTCGACGATGTGGACTTCTGCGACGACGAGATCGTCACCGAAGTCACCCTCGACGACCTCCACAAGGGCCGACAGCAGGTCCAGGAGAACGACTCGCTGTCTGCGGCGGACAAGGCCGAGATGCTGGAGGCGATCGATCAGATGATCGCCGACAAGAAGACCATCGACGGTGAGGTCGTGGTCGACGAGCAGCCGGACTCGGAGCCGGTGGCTGAGGGAAAAGTCCCACCGAAGACCTCCTCGAAGCGTTCGCGCTCGACCTCTGCGAGGTCTTCCACCTCTCGCTCGCTGACCAGCGGGCGCTGAGTTCCGACAATCTCGACCTGGCCATAGCCCGGATTCGGAACCTCCGTAAGGCCAACGCCGAGGCGGCACAACAGAAGTAGCGCCGGAGGGAGCGGATCCCTGTGGCGAGCCTGATCTACGACATCATCACCCGCGACAAGACCGGCCCGGGCCTGAACAAGGCCGCCGCGAACATCGACCGGGCCGGCAAGTCCGGGTTCCGGGCCGCCGCTGGCGTCGGCCTGCTGGGCGCGAAGTTCGTCGGCCTCGGGGCCGGCGCGGCCGTGGCTGCCGCTGCCGTCGTTCCGGCGGCCGGGGCGATCCTGCTCCTGCCCGGTGCCGCGTTTGCCGCAGCGGCCGGTGTCGGTGCGCTGGGCCTGGCCATGTCGGGGCTGGGTGAGGCGTTCAAGGCCACCGGCGCCGCAGCCGGTGGTGGTGGCGGTGGCATGTCCATCGCCCAGCGGGCCCGGCAGATCGCGGCCGCCCAGCGGGAGGTCCGCAACGCCCACGAGGGCGTCACTGCGGCGACGAAGGATCTGCGGCGGGCAAATGACGAGCTGAACCGGTCCTACCGGGAGGCGTCGGAGCGGCTGGAGGACCTCAACCGCGACTACGCCGAGTCCCTCATCGACGTCCGCGACGCCGCCGACGCCGTAGAGGACGCGCAGCTGCGCCTGATCGAGGCCCAGCAGCGCGGTACGCCGGAGGACGTCGACGACGCCCAGCGGGCGTACGAGCACGCAGTCCTCGGCCTGGACCGGGTCAAGGACCGCGTGGACGACCTCGCGCGGGAGCGGGCCGAGGAGTCTGCGAAGGGCGTCAAGGGCTCCGATGAGGTCACGGCCGCTGTTGAGCGGCAGCAGGACGCCGTTCGCGGCCTGCGGGATGCCAACGAGCGCCTGGCGGAAGCGCAGCTGGACCTGGCCGAGGCCGGCAAGAGCCCGGGTGGTGGCGGGGGCATCGACAAGGCCGCCGACGCCATGGCCAAGCTCAGCCCAGCCGGCCGTGAGCTGATCAAGACGCTGCACGACCTCGGCCCAGCGTGGTCGGCGATGCGCAAGGACGTCCAGCAGGCCACGCTTCAGGGTCTCGCGAAAGAGGTCCGGGACGTCTCCGGTGCCCTGCTGCCGACGCTGCGCCGCCGGCTGGTGGAGATGGGCGCGGCCTGGAACACCGGGTTCAAGGACGTCGCCGGGCTGCTCAAGTCCCGCGAGTACGTCGAGGACGTCGACACCGCCCTCGGTAACGCGGCCAAGGGCGCGGGCTTCCTGGCCCGGTCGTGGCGGCCGGTCATCTCCGGGCTGCGCCACATCGGCGTCGTCGGCAGCCAGTTCCTGCCCGGAATCGGCAAGTCGACGCTGACGATCGCCGAGCGGTTCGAGCGCTGGGCGAAGGCCGGGCGTGAGACCGGCAAGATCGAGCGCTGGATCCGCGACGGCCTGACCACGCTGAAGCAGTGGGCGACCGTGGCCGGCAACGTCGGCGGCGCCATGGCCGCGATCTACAAGGGCGGCGCGTCCGCCGCCGGCCAGGGCTTCCTGGCGTGGCTGGTCGACGCGACCGGCCGGACGAAGGAGTTCCTCCAGTCCGCCGAGGGCCAGGAACACATCCAGGACTTCTTCGACACGTTGGGCCGGCTCGTGCGGGGCGGGGCCGCCGCGTGGCGGGAGTTCACCGCCGACGGCACCCCGGTCTTCGGGATGCTGTCGCTGATCTACCGCGTCGCGCGGCCGCTGTTGGAGAACTTCGAGGACTGGGCCCCGACTATCGGCCACATCCTCGGCGTCCTGCTGCCCGCTGTCGTCGGGTTCAAGGCCCTCGGTCTGGCGTTCGGCGTCATCACGAAGGCCGCCGGCCTGGCCGCCGTTGCCGTGAAGGGCTTCTCCTCCGCCGCTACCGCGACCCCGTGGGGCGCGATCGCGGCGGGCGCCTACGGCCTCGGCTACGCCCTCGCCTACGCGGCCGACCACGCCGACGTGCTGTGGCCCAAGCTCGGCAATCTCACCGCTGGCGTGGTGGGCCTGGAGGTGCCGCAGCAGAAGGCGGCCAAGGGCAGCAAGGCCTGGGCGAGCGTACTCGGCATTTTGAGCTCCGAAGCGACGAGGACTGTCGTCGCGTTGACTTTGCTGGAGCGGAAGTTCCAGGACACGGTCACCAATACGCTCGACGCCTCACGGGCGTCGATCGGCTACGAGTCCGCGCTCGACGAACTGGATCTCAGCATCCGCGCCAACGGCCGCTCCCTGGACATCAACACGGCGGCGGGCCGCGCCAACCAGACGGCAATCCTCAACGTCGTGGACGCCGCGTACCGGCTTTACCAGGCCAACCTTGCGTCCGGCATGGACCCAGGGAAGGCCAAGGCTCTCTACCAAGCCCAGATCGACAAGCTAAATGAGGTCGGCGGGGCGGCCTTCAACGCGAAAGACAAGCTGAAGCAGATCACCGGCAAATACAACATCGACGTGATCGTCAATACGAAGATCATGGGCGCTTTCGCCAAGGCGATCGCGAGCGTCCTGCCCGGGTGGCTCGGACAGGCGATCCAGACCGCGACCGCGAAAATCCAGCCTCGAGCGGCCGGTGGCCCGGTCCGGGCCGGCCAGCCGTACCTGGTCGGCGAAGACGGCCCGGAGATCGTCGTCCCTGACGCCAACGCAAACGTGCTGACGAACTCGCAGAGCACGTCGCTCGCCCGCGGTACCGGTACGGCGGCGAACACTGCTGGCGCGATGGTGATCAGGATCGAGTCGGGCGGGTCCAAAATGGACGACCTGTTGGTCGAGATCCTTCGCAAGGCCATCAAGACCCGTGGCGGCAACGTCCAGGTGGTGCTCGGTCGATGAGCACGTCGTTCCGCGCCGACGCCTCGGTCATCAACGCCACGGCCGGCACCAGCGTGACCGTGACAAAGCCGGCCGGCACCACGACCGACGACCTGCTGATCGCGGTCATCGCCGCCGCGTCGCAGACGACGATCACGCCGCCAGCCGGGTGGGAGCTGATCGACTCCGAGGACGCGGGCGCGAACCTGCGGTCCTGGATCTACTGGCGGGCGGCCGGCGGCAGCGAGGGTGCGAACTACACCTGGACCATCGGCGCGAGCGCCAGGAACTACGGCTGGATCGGCTGCTACGACGGCTTCGATGCCACCACGCCGATCTTCGACTTCGCCCCCGCGGCCTACACCTCCGGCACCGCGTTCGCCTACGCCGACGTCGACCTGGCCCCCGAGGGTCACATCGTGTCGGCGGCCGTCGCGCTGCGGACCGCGAGCGGGTCGGCCACCACGTGGTCAGCGGCCGGCGGCACCGAACGCGACGACAGCAGCACCAACGCCGGCGCCGGACTCGACATCAGCGGCGCCGTGTGGGACGACGACGTGACCGACATCAACACCTACACCGCGTCGCAGTCGCAGACGCAGGTCGTGGTGTGGTCGATCGCGCTGCACCCGTACTGGGAACCCTACGACGGCGGTCACGTGCCGCGGCTGGCCCGGATGGCGTTCGGCGCCGACCCGGACGGGGATCCGGCCGGCTGGTCCTGGACCGACGTGAGTAACGACGTCTACGAGGACCCCGGCATCACCATCACCGCCGGCCGTCGCACCGCCCACGGGCAGGCCGACCCGGCCCGGGTGAGCCTGGTCCTGGCCAACCCGAACGGCGACTACACCCCGTTTTTGGCCACGGGCGCGAACTACCCACACATCCGCCGCGGCGTGCCGCTGCAGATCCTGATCGACGACATCGGGGTGAACCCGCCGTACGAGATCGTGACGGTGTTCGTCGACAGCTGGACCCCGGCGTGGGACGCTTCCGGCAACGTCGCCGTGGTCGAGGTGGAGGCGGTCGGGCGGCTGTCGCGCATCAGCCAGCAGGCCTCCCGGGTCGCCTCGCCGGTCAGGTTCGCGACCGAGGCGCTGAGCCCGGTCGGGTACTGGCCGCTGGAGGACGCCTCCGGGGCAACGCAACTCGCCGAGGTCATCGCCGGGACGCCGGGCACTCTCGCCGGCGTCACCCCGGCCGGTGACTCGACCCTGCCCGGCGCCGACTCGCTGCTGGTGCTGTCGGCGTCGTCGACCCCGGGCACGATCGAAGGCCGGGTACCGACCTACGCCACGACCACCGAGTGGGCGTGGACGTGGATGCTGCGCATCCCGCAGGCGGTCCTGTCGACGACGACGCTGCTGGAGTGGACGTGCGGCGGGTCGGCCATCCGGTGGCGGCTCACTCTCGGCGTCGGGTCCCCGGACGTGCTGACGCTGGAGGCCTACAACGCCGCCGGCACGCAGCTGCTCACCAGCAACACCCTGCTGTTCGACGAGGCCGAGTACGGCTCGTGGCTCCAGTGGACGGTCACGGCCAAGCAGAACGGCGCCGACGTCGACTGGAGCTACGACTGGTCCGACGGCGGCTCCGGCAGCGGGAAGTTCGGCACCGTCACCTCGCAGACCATCTCGAACCTGACCACCTGGAAGGTCCCGCCGAGCTCCAACCTCCTCGACGCGGGCATGGGCCACCTGGCGGCGTTCAATGACGCCGACGTCAACGAGGGCTCCATCGGCATCATGATGGACGGCCAGGTCGGCGAGAGCGCCCCGGATCGGTTCGGGCGGCTGCTGACCGAGGCCGGCATCCAGTTCGAGTACGAGCTGATCGACGACCCCGACGCCCTCGTCTGGCAGACGATGGGCGCCCAGTCCCGTTCGACGCTGCATGAGCTGCTGCGGGAGGTCAACGACGTCGAGCAGGGCCTGATGCACGACGCTGGCAGCAACGGCGCGGTGAAGCTGCACCTGCGCGAGACCCGCCACAACGCCGCGGTGGCGATGGCCCTGGACTGCCTCGCCGACGAGGTGTCGCCGGGGTTCGGGCCGGTGTATGACGCGCAGCAGATGGCCAACGACGTCACCGCCGCCCGGACCGGCGGGTCGTCGTACCGGGCCCGCGACACCGACCACATCGCCGTCGAGGGCCTCTACGACGAGTCGGTCACCGTCAACGTCGAATCCGACGTCCAGCTGCCCCATCAGGCCGGCTGGCGGGTACACCTCGGCACCGTCGCCGAAATGCGGGTACCGCGACTGGTCGTCAACTTCAGGTCCGCGCCGCACCTGACCGAGGCGTGGATCCGCGGTGGCCTGAACACCCGGACAACGGTCGACAACCTGCCGGCTCAGTTCCCGCAGCAGTTCGCCGACCTGTTTATCGAGGGCTTCACGATGCGGCTGTCCACGGTGGACTGGCTGCTGGAGGCCGACTGCTCCCCCGCTTCGCCGTACACCGTCGGCGTCCTCGACAGCGACTCGCTGGGCAAGCTCGACACCGCCGGCTCCGAACTCGCCTCGTCGGCCACCTCCTCGGCGACGAGCTTGAGCGTGGCCACCACCAGCGGTCCGCTGTGGACCACCGACGCCGGCGAGGTCCCGTTCGACATCCGCTGCGGCGGCGAACGGATGACCGTCACCGCCATCTCCGGCGGCGCCTCACCGCAGACGTTCACCGTCACCCGCAGCGTCAACGGCGTCGTCAAGGCCCACGACGCCGGTACCGCCCTGTCGCTGTGGACCCCACTGGTCCTGGCCCTGTGAGGAGCAGACTATGACGTTCCTGGCCGGCCAGACGCTCACCGCGGCGGCGCTGAACGACGCCATCGACGCCGCCGTGCCGCTGAAGGCCGTCAAGACCGCCAACGAGACGGTCAACAACTCGACCACGTACCAAAACGACGACCACCTGGTCCTCACGCCCACGATCAGCAAGACCTACCGCGGCCGGCTGTTCGTTATCTACTCGGCGACGAACACCATCGACGCGAAGATCCGCTTCACGTATCCGACCGGTGCGACGGTAGCGATCGGCGCCGCTGCGCCGATGTCGAG